AAACCAATCATTCAGTCGCTGGCCCTAAAGTCGCAGCAGGGGGAGGTATCGCCGCCGCTCTTGACCGACGACTTGGACTTATCGAACCTGCCAGCCAATCTGGACGACACGACGCTGGAACGGGTCGAAGCACTCGCGCGCTCCCCGCTGCCCCCTATGATCCCGGCTGATGAACGCCACCTGGTTCAGTGCCTGCGGGTAATGCTTGCGGTTCTGCCGCGCCAGTCTGCGGACGAACTGACGGGCGAACTGTTTGTGGCTGCTTACCAGCGTATGCTTGGCAAATATCCGAACGATGCAATCAGCCACCTTGCGGATCACGCCATGCGGAATTGCCGCTGGTTCCCGACGATTGCCGAATGCTTGGAAATTCTTTCAAGCTGGATACGCGTTGACGAGTTTACCAAGCGCAAGGCACTGGCGGTGCAAATTGCCAGCAGGGAACGGGCCGCGCGCCAATCTATCCGCTGGCAGGGCGAAAAGCGCTTTCGTGGTCGGGCTGTGACGCAATCTGAAATCGATCACATGACCCCTGAAATGATCGAACTTGGCATTTCCTGCGGCGCGATTGTGCGCGGCGAGGATGGCAAGCCGTATCCGTATCTAGTGGACCCTGAAGAGTTTGTCGCTGCCTAGCCATCCCATCCCCGCGCCGGGGTTCAAACTGGTTTCAGGCAAACGCGGCCCCCGCAACAAGGATCAAAAATACCATGTCCAATTCCGCAAGAATGGATACATCGACTGGAAGCACACCTACACAGCCAGTCAACTTCGCTGGGATCACACCGGACACGATTTCGATGTTGTCGCAGTGCGCCCAGCGGATTGAGCAAGTGGGCAGGGCGCTGCTCCTTCAGGCTGATTGCCGCGATGTGCTGCCGCTGCTGCCCAAGGTGGACGCGGTTGTGACCGATCCGCCGTATGGGATTGCAAGCGTATGGAAAGGCGGTTTCAGCCAAAAGCATGGATGGGGAAAAGCGCAGCAAGAGGCGGGGCTTCGTAACGAATGGGATGAGGCTATTCCGTCAAACGATACCATGGCGCTGGTTCTGGCTGCTGCGCCAGAGGTTATCATTTGGGGCGGCAACTATTTTGACCTTCCGCCATCGCGCTGCTGGCTGGCCTGGAACAAGCCAGAGCGGAACTTCTCGCTAGCCGAAGCGGAACTCGCATGGACTAACCGCGACAACGTAGTTCGCGTTGTTGATTGTCCACGTTCCGAAAGTGACCGCGAGCATCCAACCCAAAAGCCCGTCGAGCTAGTTGAGCGCGCTCTCAATAACAGCAGCAAGGCTGGAGATATTGTTATCAACTGCTTTGGCGGATCTGGATCAACGCTAGTAGCTTGCGAAAAGACCAATCGCCACGCACGTCTCATGGAACTCGATCCGAAATACTGCGATGTGATCATCAAGCGTTGGCAGGACTTCACTGGGCAGAAGGCCGTTCATGCTGAGACGGGAGAGGTGTTTGATGCCTCACGTTAACCTCACCGCAAAGCAGGAAGCGTTCTGCCAGGGCATTGCTGATGGGCTGGGGCAGGCTGATGCGTATCGTGCGGCTTATGGCTGCGCTGACTGGAAGGACAACGTGATTTACTCCAAGGCTTCCGTTCTGATGAAGAATGGCAAGGTCATGGAAAGAATCCGTGAGCTGCGATCGTCGGTTGAAGAAAAACAGCTTTGGTCCCGTGAAATGTCGGTCAAGGCATTGGTGCAGGCTTATCGAGAAGGCAGCGGCTCGGTGAAGGTTGCGGCTGTCAAAGAGCTGAACGCGATGCACGGCTATAACGAGCCAGCGAAGGTCAATATAAGCGGCAGCATGGTCAACCGCGTGGTGCGCCAGGTGATCGATGGCCCAGACGCTGACGATTAAGACACCGCGCTGGTTCAAGCCGTTCCTGCAGCCCAGCCGCTATAAAGGCGCGCACGGTGGGCGCGGATCTGGTAAGTCCCATGCCTTTGCCGAGGCGGTGATCGAGGCGCACGTTATGGACCCGAAGCGCCGCACGGTCTGCGTGCGCGAGATCCAGAAGTCTTTGGCGCAGTCGGTCAAGCGCCTGCTGGAACTAAAGATCGAGCAGCTGGGCGTGCAGTCCTATTTCGAGGTGCAGGAAGCGCAGATCAAATCGCGGCATGGCGATGGCCTGATTATCTTTCAGGGGATGCAAAATCACACCAGCGATTCCATCAAGTCGCTCGAAGGCTATGACTGTGCCTGGGTGGAAGAGGCTCAATCGCTCTCTCAAAGGTCGCTCGATCTGCTCCGTCCGACAATTCGTAAGCCTGACTCCGAGCTGTGGTTCACTTGGAACCCAAATCAGGCCAGCGATCCGGTGGATGTGCTGTTGCGCGGCGAAACTCCACCTCCCAACGCGATCGTGCGTGAGGTCAACTTCCAAGATAATCCGTGGTTCCCTGACGTCCTCAAGGCGGAGATGGAATATGATCGAGGCCGCGATCCTGACAAATACAAGCACGTTTGGCTTGGTGGATATGTCAGCAATTCCGAGGCGCGCGTGTTCCGTAACTGGCGCATCGAGGAGTTTGAGACCCCAGCTGATGCCACGCACCGCTTTGGCGCTGACTGGGGCTTTGCTTCTGATCCGACCGTTCTGATCCGTTGCCACGTCATTGGCCGCACGATTTATGTTGACCATGAAGCCTATCGTGTTGGCTGCGAGATCATGGACACGCCTGATCTGTTCCTGACCGTGCCTGAATCCGAGAAGTGGCCGATCGTGGCTGACAGCGCCAGGCCAGAGACGATCAGCCATATGCAAAAGAATGGCTTCCCCAAGATCATGGCGGCAGTCAAAGGGCCGAAGTCAGTCGAAGAAGGGATCGAGTGGCTCAAGTCGCATGACATTGTGGTTCATCCACGCTGCCAACATACGATCGATGAACTGACCTGCTACAGCTACAAGACCGATCCGCTCACTGGGGCAATCTTGCCAGTTCTTGCGGATCGTGATAACCACTTGATTGACGCACTGCGCTATGCGTGCGAGGCAAGTCGTCGCGCAGCACCTAAAAAGGCTGTCGAGGTCAAACCTCTTGCAACGATGAATAGGTGGTAAATGGCTCGACTGACCAAGGATCAACGGCTCGCTAATGTGCATTACAATGCGCTGACCGAGTTCGACCGCTGCCAGTCATCGATGCGCGATGAGCGCCTGCAATGCCTTCAGGATCGTCGCTTTTACTCCCTCGCCGGCGCTCAGTGGGAAGGGCCAATCGGAGAGCAGTTCGAGAACAAGCCGCGTTTTGAGGTCAACAAGATTCACCTCAGCGTAATCCGCATCATCAACGAATATCGGAACAATCGCATCAGCGTTGATTTTGTCTCTAAGGACGGCAGCAAGAACGACAAGCTGGCTGAGACTTGCAATGGCCTTTATCGCGCTGACGAACAGGACAGCGTTGCCGATGAGGCTTTTGACAATGCCTTCGAGGAAGGTGTTGGCGGTGGTTTTGGCGCTTGGCGTCTGCGTACCGTCTATGAAGATGAAGAGGACGATGAGAACGAGCGCCAGCGGATCCGCTTTGAGCCGATCTATGACGCTGACAGCTCGGTGTTCTTTGATCTGGACGCAAAGAAGCAGGACAAGTCTGACGCGAAATATTGCTTTGTCCTCTATTCGATGACGCGCGAAGCCTATAAGGCAGAGTGGAACGACGATCCGACAACCTGGCCGAAAGAGATCCACCAATACGAGTTCGACTGGGACACGCCTGACGTTGTGTTCGTGGCGGAATATTACCGCGTCGAGGAAGTGCGCGAGACGATCCGCATCTTCCAGACCATCGATGGCTCAGAAGAACGCTATACCCAGGCTGACTTTGACGCAGACGAAACGCTTGAGGAAACGCTGGCAGCTGTCGGCACCATAGAGGTGCGCCAGAAGCGGGTGAAGCGCCGCCGCGTTCACAAGTATATCATGAGCGGTGGCGGCATCCTTGAGGACGCTGGCTATATCGCTGGCAAGAACATCCCGATCGTGCCGTATTATGGCAAGCGTTGGTTTGTCGATAATGTCGAGCGTTGCATGGGCCATGTGCGCCTGGCGAAAGATCCGCAGCGCCTCAAGAATATGCAGCTCTCGAAGCTGGGCGAGATCAGCGCGCTGTCCTCGGTTGAAAAGCCGATCCTGACACCGGAGCAGGTCGCTGGCCATCAGGTGATGTGGGCTGAGGACAATATCCGCAATTATCCGTATTTGCTGGTCAATCCGATCACTGGTCCGAATGGTGAGATGCAGGCAGCTGGCCCAGTTGCCTATACCAAGTCGTCTGACATTCCGCCTGCGATGGCGGCATTGCTGCAGCTGACCGAGCAAGACATGGCCGAGATCCTCGGCAACAATCAGCAGGCCGACAAGATGGTCAGCAACATCAGCGGCAAGGCCGTTGAGTTGATCCAGACGCGCCTGGACATGCAGTCGTTCATCTACATGACCAATATGGCCAAGGCCATGCGGCGCTGTGGTGAGATCTGGCTGTCGATGGCCAAGGACATCTATGTCGAGGAAGGCCGCAAGATGAAGGCCATCGACCAGATGGATCAGGTCTCTTCGATCGAGCTGATGAAGCCGACCATTGACGCTGAAACCGGCGAGATGGTTTACGAGAACGACCTGAGCCGCGCCTCGTTTGATGTGGCGGTAGATGTCGGCCCCTCCTTCACGAGCCGCCGTGAAGCCACTGTGCGCGCTCTGACTGGCATGATGCAGGTCACGTCCGATCCTGAGACGCAGATGATCTTGCAGTCGATGGCGATCATGAACATGGACGGCGAAGGCATTGGCGACATTAAGGACTTCTTCCGCAAGAAGCTGGTTCAGCTTGGCGTGATCCAGCCGACCGAGGAAGAGCAGCAGGCCATGATGGAAGCCATGATGATGCAGGGCCAGCAGCAAGATCCGCAGTCCATGTATCTTATTGCTGAAGCGACCAAGGCTCAGGCTCTGGCCGTCAAGGCTCAGGCTGATACGGAATACACGCTGGCTCGGACGCAGGAAACGCGCGCCAAGACAGCTGAGACCATCTCGAATATCGACATTGACCAGCGCAGGTCGGCAGTCGAGACGGCTGAAAAGATTGGGCAAGCAGTTGCCCAGGCTAATGTGGTCCCACCCACCACGCAATTTGGGTGAGTTTGACGGGGTAATCTATGAAAACGGCAGAACTGGAGAACGACGACATTCTCGAAAACATCGAGATCAATGCAGACGCTGACAGCGCAACCGATGATGAGACCAATGCCATCCCGGTTGATGAAGGCGAAGGCGGCGATGATGAGGAAGATGAAGTTGTCATTTCCATTGGTGAGGAATCGCCACCTCAAGAGGAAGAGCAGCGTGCGCCTGAATGGGTGCGCGAATTGCGTAAGGCAAATCGGGAGAAAGAACGTAAGATCCGCGAACTCGAAGCGAAGCTGAACGCTACTGCAACTGAGACCAAGCCGGTTGCACTAGGGCCGAAGCCAACGCTCGAAAGCTGTGATTATGATTCCGATGAGTATGAGAACAAGCTTGCTGTTTGGTATGAGCAAAAGCGCGAAGCTGATGCAGCCGAAGCCGATGCGGCAGCCCAGCGAGATGCTGAGGCTAAAGCATGGCAGGACAAGCTAGATTCCTATGCGAAGGCGAGAGCCTCGCTAAAGGTGCGCGACTATGAGGAAGCCGAGGCTGTTGCCTTGGAGACCTTTAACGTCACGCAGCAGGGGATCGTTCTTCAAGGCTCTGACAACCCGGCATTGCTTGTTTACGCACTTGGCAAGAGCCAAAAGCGTGCCAAGGAACTCGCCTCAATCACTGACCCCGTGAAGTTTGCCTTCGCGGTTGCAAAACTGGAGACGCAGTTGAAAGTCACCAATCGTAAGGCAGCAGCAGCGCCTGAGCGCACAATCGCCACTGGCGGAGGTCGCATCTCTGGCGCTGTGGACTCAACCCTTGAACGCTTGCGTGAGGAAGCTTTGAAAACCGGAGATCTCTCGAAGGTCATGGCTTACAAGCGCGGCAAGAAAACCTAATTTGGAGTAAGTTAAAATGGCTAACGCTTTTTCAAAAGAAGAAATTGTTGCCTTTGAGAACATCCTCGAAGGCTTCAACGATGCTCTGATTCTCTCGAAGAACATCAACATCTATCAGACCAACGGCGTGACGATGGAACGCGCTCGTGACACCATTTGGCGTCCGCAGCCCTACATCGCCCAGTCGTTCAGCCGCACCGTTGGCAGCAGCATCTCGTCGAACATCTCGACCATGACGCAGCTGTCGGTTCCGTCCACGCTTGGCTTTAGCCAGTGCTCTGCTTGGCAGATGGACGCTCTGGAACTGCGCGATGCTCTGCAGGAAGGTCGCCTCGGTGACGCTGCCAAGCAGAAGCTGGCTTCTGACATCAACCTGTCCGTCATGGATCTGGCTGCTGCTCAGGGCACGCTCGTTGTTGCGGTTCAGACCGCCGCTGGCGATTATGATGACATTGCTCTGTGCGATAGCATC